TTGAAACTGCTCGTAATCTTTAGGAAAACCAACACCAGTTAACCAACCATGTATCTCTCTATAGTTTTCTAAATTTTCATCTACTAAAAACTGAATAGTCAAAGTATCATATTGTAATCTATCACCAGGTAGTGGTATATCTTTCAAAGGTGTGATTTGTTCGGCAGTACCTAGATTGATACCAGGCAAATTTGCTGATGTGCAAAAATACTCTACTTTAGGTAGTTTAATTAGTTGAAACTTAAACTGCGTTGGACTTGCATAGTCCAGTTTAGTAGGTTGTCTAGTGTATGAGTTTGTAACTGTCATACAGCTATTTATCTGTTTGCTTGTCTAAATCATCCCATTCTTTTGATTGGGCTTCTTGTTTTAGTTTTTTCTCGTTATCTGTTAGGACACTCTCTTTTTCGGCTGCTTCATCTAGTCTTTTCTCTACATTATCTAATGCGTTAGGTTTTTGTAAGTAATTAAGACCTTGTGCTAACAGAAAAAAGAAACCACAGATTACTACAATACCTGCGATTGCTCTTAGGAATACGTTCATTATTGTTGATTTTTCTTCTTTGTAAATTGTTATTCTTTCAGTATAAAACATAATCTACTTTTATTTATGCTAAAAAAAAGGGCGCCGAAGCGCCCTTCTTAAATTTGTTTCTCAACAAATATTACATGATGTTCGTAACTTGAACACGTCTGTAGTATCTGTTAGCGTTGATTGCACCAACACCGTCAGCAGTAATATTTCCTGACGCAGAAGCACCAGCAAATGGATTAGCTACCATACCGTATCTAGTTTTGAAACCGATTTTCGGTTGGAAGTTATCCTGACCTACTGCTCTAACCATTTGTAGAGGTACATACGGACAATAGAATAAACCAGCGTCGTATGGAGAAGTTCCTTTGTAACCAACAACGTAGTACTGTTTAGTAGGTGACGCATTGCTTGCCATGTTAGCAGCATATGGGTCAATGTAAACTTTGTACTTACCATTTAATACACCAGCAAAAGTATTACCAGTATCGTCAATGTTTAAGTTGTTGTTTAATGCAGGAGTGTAATCCAAAACACCCGCCATTTGTAACGCAGAGGCAACATCTGAAGAACAGATAATCATGTTACCTTTTCCTCTTCTTGTTCTCTGAGCGATTGTGTTTGCATCTCTCTCTAGTTGGAACATAAGACCTTTAAATCTCTCAACAGACCATCTACCATTAGAGTCTGTGTCAAGGTCAAATACCCCAGCAGTTGTTGTGTTAATTGCAGCATGTGAGTTGTCATTATCAGCAGCACCTACTTCAGCAGTTCTGTAAACTGTTCTAACTACTTCTCTATTGATCTCAGCTAAGATTTCAGCAGATAATATGTTAGACAATTCAGTTTCAGCGTCTAAGCCGTGAATTGCTTTAAGGTCCTGTGCTAATTCCATAGTGTACTCAGCCTTTAATGCTCTTGACTTAGCAGTTACAGTTGACTTCTCAATTGAGAATGCCATTTCAGCAAATGAGTTCGCCGCAGCGTCTCCAAGTGCTTCTGCATATGCAGTTGTCATACCAGTACCAGTTGTGTAACCAGTAGAAGTACCTATTGAGTCATTAAGAACAGCTGGGTTTTCACCAGTTTGTGCTACAGCGGAAGCCCCTGACACAGAAGAACCAGCTTTGTTTCTTCCAGAAAAGTCAGTATCAGCTTCGTCAAAAAGAGCTTCACCACCACTTTGAGATGTATATCTACTTCTCATTGCGAAGATCAGACCTGTTGGGCCTGACATAGGTTGAACACCAGCGATATCGTAAGCGATAAGGTTTGGCATTGCTCTTCTAACTAAGCTAATTAAAATAGGATTCCAATTTTGTATTGCGGAACCAGTTGCGTTAGTTGGCGCAGCTTCTGATAAGAAAGCAGCGTCTTCTCTTAGCGACTTTTCTTGGTTCTCTAATACCATTGAAGTAACGGCTCTTTTATAACTATCTTTGACCTCAGGAAGATCAGGATGGTCTAAAACGGGCTGCCACTTGTTTTGCATTGATTCAGATAAAAACATTTTTCTATCTCTCCTTCTTTTTTAGTTAATTAACTAACCCTTACTTTACGTATGGGTTTTTCTTTGATTTACTAATTGCAGCAGTATATGCAGCCATTGATTCGTTCATAGAACCAGCATTGTTTTCTGCTACTTCATTAGATTCAGTATCACTCGCTTTTGCTTTAGGGTAGTAAGAATTTTTTAATGTTTCTACACTTTTTCTAAAACTGTCAGCGTCTTTATATTCAATACTTTCTGCTAAACCTTTAAGTTTATCTACTTCAGTTGCAGCCAAGTTAGATGAAACATCATTGATAATTTCTTCTCTTGTTGATTCTGCAATTTTCTGATTTAACTCAATGTTTTTTTCCATAGATTGGTTAACTTCTTCTTTTAACTTCTCTATTTCAGCAGCTTGAGATTCAATCACATCATACTTCTCTTGTGGAACATTGATGTAATGTGACTCAAATAAAGATTTAAGACCACCGATAAAATCTTCAGTAATCTCATTTCTTAAGCCTTTCTCTATCGCTAATTCGTTTTCTTTCATCCACTCCTCAACGACATAGTTTAGATAAGCATCCACTTTGTCAACGATTTCTTCTTTAACTTCAGAAACTTTTTCGTCAACTTTAGTTTCATACTCGCCTTCTAATTTCTCAATTTCTTCAACGAGTTTTGCTTTAACAGCAGCTTCAAATATAGTAGAAGCTTTTTGCTTAAATTCTTCAGATAAGTCTTCGTTATCTGTAAGAGCAGCAACATCTTCTTTCATGTCCATATCTTTAACTTTGTCTTTAGCAGTTTCTTTTTTAACTTCTTTTTCTTTATCAGCTACTTCAGAAACTTCTTTTTTCTTCTCGTCTTCTTTATCAGCAACTTCTTTGACATCTTTTTCTTTGTCTTTATCAGCTACTTCTTTAACTTCTTCTTTATCTTTAGAAGCTTTCATCATTTCTTTTTCTTTGTCAGCGACTTCCTTAACATCTTTCTTCTCGTCTTCTTTTTCTTCAGACTTGTCGTTTTTCTTGTCAAGGTATTTTTTAAGACCAGCTGGCATTTCGCCTTCTTTCATATCTTCTTTATCTTTAGAAGCTTTCATCATTTTTTCTTTATCCATCATCTCTTTTTTTTCTTTGTCAGCTACTTCTTTCATGTCTTCTTTTTCTTTGTCGTCTTTCTTCTCATCAGCTTCGTAAGCAGCAGCCACAGTTTCTTTTTCTTTGTCTGCTTCTTTTTGTGCTGATAGAGTAGGCATTGGGTCGCTTGCTCCTGCACTTTTTTGTTGTGGGTCACCAGTAATGTGATTAACCCCTTGTGCGAAATCCACTTTAGCGTCAGTCGGTGAAGTGATTGCTTTATTCATCACTTGTTGTACAGTTGCCTGTAATGACTTTGCTGGTTCAGCTGGAGCGGCGTTTTTAGTTGGCAAATTTGCCACAGTATTGTCAGCCATCGTTCTATCTCCTCAATAGTTTTTCTTGTTGTTATTATTGCAATAATTACACCATTCCCTACGGAATGCGTCAATTACTATTTATAAAATTACAGCTTTTTAAGAAAAGATTCAAATACTAGAGCGTTTTTTTCTGCTCTTGCAATTCTCTCTTTACTCTCTGCCTGTAACTTTAATTCTTCTACTTCTTGCTCTTTCAATATCCCATTATTCCAAACCCACTCTTTGCCTTCCATAATGCCTTCTACGTAAGCTTCTGGAGCACTTGGGTCTGCGACTATATCAGCCGCGGTTGCAAGGTAAAAATCGTCTTTAACTACATTAGCACCACCTACATTTGCAAGTGTGCCCATTCCTCTACTTGAAACTCCAAGACTAGCGCCCTCATCAATTAAACTTTTCACTATTTTTCCATATGGGGTATCTAATACTCGTGCTTCGCCTATAAAATTTGCGCCTTCGGGTGTAAGAGCTTTGATCATGTGCGATACTCTTTCTAAATTTACTGTCGGGCCATCAGGATGACCAAGTTCGCCAAAAGCTCTGTTTTTTTCTATGAACTCTCTATTATATCTAACTACTTCTTTTTGAAGTATCTCTTTAGGATAGATTCTTCCATTCCTATTTTTCACATCTGATTGCATGAATATACCTTTGATAGAATAGCTTTTCTTACCATTCTTTTCTTCTACGATATATTTTGCGTTACTTATTTCTTCGGTAATTAATTTCATTTGTATCTATCTCTAATTTCTCTCTAATATTTATACAAATTGCTATCTGAAAACCACTAAAATCGTGTAATTATCACCAAGTGCAAAATTCTTTGTAGATAACAAAACATCACCTGTTGGTGTTGTTGCGTTATTAACTATCTCATTACCATCAGCACGTAAGTCCCAAAAACCTTGACCAGATAACAAAACTGCGGTAGCATTTGTTTCGCCATCCCATATTAATTCTACTGCTGATTTAGGATTAGCAGTGTTTATTGAATAAAAGATTTTTGATATTTTACGATTGCCGTCTTCGGTCATAAAAGTTGTTGTACTTGCGTCAATTTTATTAACTAAAGTTTCACCTGTACCGTCAGAAAAATTAGTTAATTTAACGCCAAACTTTACGCCTGTCGTATCAGTTAATACCTGTGTTGATACTGTATCAGCCATGTTAGTGACCTACGCCAACAGCAGTAGCACTTACGTTACCACTTGATGAAATTGTATGTTTAGCATGTTTTTCAATTGTGATTTCATCTCCAGCAGTATGTAACAAAGTCGTACCTAAAACTGTACTACCATCTTTTACTGTAATAGTATTTGTACCAGCAGTAGCGACTATTCTTACAAAGTGAGCATTACCGATAGTATTATCTGATAATGTACCTGCGACTAGCGCTCCTTTTAGTATAATTGTTGCCATCTTTATCTCCTTAAAATTGTTAACGTTTCTTTATCAAAATACGTCATTAAATCTTGTTTACGTACACCATATTGTTTTGCAGCTGTATTAATATTTTTTTCAAAATTAGATATTACATCTGCGTCTTTATCAGCAGCTCTGAATATCATATCTACAGCACGCTTCATTTTAGGCGTAAGTTTGTTGTACTGTCTAGTACGTTTGTAATCGTTGCCTTCAGTTATATTATCTTTAATAAACTTATTGAGCCACTTCATCACTAGCCGCCTCTGGTGTAGGATTTTCAGCACTTATATCATTACCACTAAACACATTCGCTTCTGGAGCGTCTGCGCCTTGTTGTCCTGTAAATGCTGATTTAGCCACATCAACTTTAGCGTCATCTAAGGCTGCACTAACTTTATCTGCAAGAGAATTTTTTAAATCTTCTCCTGCCTGTTTAGCGTCACCTTGTTGTAGTGAATTAACAAACTTGTTTAAATTTTCTTTACTCATAATATTATTTATCTCCTATTACTTTTTTTCTTTAGTAGATTCAGATTTTTTTTCTTTGTTAGGATTCTTTGTTAAAATTTCAGAAATTACTTCTTCTTTAACTTCTTCCTTAGGTGCTTCTGCTTTCTTTTCTACATAAGGAACGCCACCAGCACCATATCTAATTACTTCTTCCGACATCTTTTTCTCCTTCTTTTGGTTTTAATGTTGGTTCTTTTTCTTTACTACCATTCGTTTCTTTTTTTGGCGTGATGGCAGGGATGGCTTCTTCACCTTCTCCTTCAGAACCTTCTTCTTTAATTTGTTTATCAATTTCATCAATTTCTGTTTCATTTTGTTTTAATATCTTGGTTCGTATATACTCATTAGAGAAATATTTACCAACATACCCTTCTAGTTGTTGAGCGAGTTGTACTCTTTCTCTCATCATTTCGCTGTGTTTTAATTCAGCAAAGTAACCATCTTGTAAGAAAGAATATGTAATATCGCCTTGCATACTGTCCCATTCATCTGGAGCAATAACACCTTTTAAAATCAATTGTGTTTTCAATAGATCATGGAAAAGCATACAGAATTTTTTACGTAATCTGCCTACGAATTTAGTAAACTTAACTTCATCTCTACTAATTTCAGCTGCACGACCTAGATTAAATCCTTGACCGCCTTCTAATCTACTGATTGGTATATTAAGTGAACGATATAGTTTCTTTTGGAAGTATTCTATATCTTGTATTTCACCTAAGTTTTGACCACCAGGTAATGTAGTGATTTCAGTTCCTCTCCCACCTTCTCTACGAGGCAACCAAAAGTCTTCTAACATACTCATCTGATTTCTATCGTCTTTAATTTCACCAGTACTTGCGTCATATACAAGTTTGTTTCTATATCTAGCCATAACATCTCTTAAATATTGTTCAGCTTTGATTTTAGGTAAGTTACCTACATCAATATAGAATATTCTTCTTTCTGGTGCACGAGCAATTCTGTATATTACAACAGCGTCTTCAATCATTCTTAATTGATTGACAGGTTTAATTGCCTTATGTAAATAAGATAAAACTTGATTTGCCTGTTGGTCTATTAAACCAGACGGACAAAATGCGATAGCGTCTGTCGCTATTCTTAACCCACCTGCGTTTGATGTAGCAGTTGGATGTATTCCTTTTTCGTTGAATATATAATATTCTTGGAATTTGTTTTCAAAAGCAAATGAAGAAGGCATGCCATCTGTTCTCTGCTTTCTAACCTCTCTAAT